ACGCTCCATCAGGAACACAAGAAGGTGATGGTAATTTTCATCATATAGTAGTTACTTGGGATAGAGCTAGTGAGAATGAACTCAAACTATATTATGACGGTAGTTTAAGAACTACTACCACATTGTCAGCAACTTTAACTGGAGACTTTGATGACACCGCTGACGGTACTCCTGGGCAAGGTGGCTCTAGTGGAGTGGAGTTTTTAGCTGGTACTTCATTTAATGGTAACGCAGATTATAATGGTTTCCTTGATGACTTCGCTGTTTATAGCGATGTGCTAACTGCTAGTAATGTAACTACTTTGTACAACTCTGGAAAAGCTGGGCCTATAGTAAAAACAAACTTATTAGCACTTTGGAGATTTAACGAAGGCTCTGGCACAACAGTAACATCTGAAGTAGGTGGTTATATTGGTACCTTTGGATCGGGTAGTAACGCACCTACATTTAGTAAAATAAACGCTTCACAATAATAATTAACTTAAATTAAATAAAATGGCAAAAAGAAAAACAAAAAAAGCTGAAAAGGCTACAAAAATTACAAACGACGAATTAAATAAAGTACAATCAATTATTAATAATATAAATAGAGCTCAACTAGAAATAGGTAGTTTTGAAAGTAAAAAACACAACTTATTGCACCATGTTAGTATAATGCAAGAAGAGCTTAGTAAAATGCAAGGCGAGTTTGAAAAAGCTTATGGTACTTCAGATATTGATATACAAGATGGTACTATAAATTATAAAACAAATGAGTAAACTAATTAGAAAAATTACTGTAGGTAAAGACTACAAAGAAAACGCTATGCATTATGCTGTCGGCCAAGATGTTTATGGTGGTCATACTATATGTGATATAATAGAAGAAAAAGATAAATACTCTATTTATATTAGAAAAAACAAAGATGTACTACCGTGGAAAGACTTTAACAAAAACATGGCAGTATCTGTTGAATATAACTTAGAGTATTAATGAAAGCGCCTTTTGACTTTGTTATAGAGCCAAAAGGAAATAGATATAACAATACTAAAAAAGTTGGTGATAAAGATCTTATATTAAACACTGAGATCTTTAATCACCAGTTTATAAACAGAGAAGCTATTGTTAAATCTGTACCTACGGCTTATGAAACTAAAATAAAACCTGGTGACACAGTTGTAGTACATCATAATGTGTTTAGACGTTGGCACGACGTGCAGGGTAATGAAAAAAATAGTAGAAGTTACTTTAATGAAAACACATATCTTGTAAAATTAGATCAAGTGTTTTTATATAAAAGAAACGACAAGTGGCAAGCTACAGACGGTTATTGTTTTGTACAGCCAATAAAGCAAAGAGATAAACTAAAACCAGAAGGAGAAGAAGAGTGTATGGGTATAGTTAAATATACTGATGGCGTTAACGAAGTTGGTGATCTTGTAGGATTTACACCTTTTTCAACTTATGAGTTTATAATCGATGGTAAAAGATTATATAGAGTTTTAAATAAATTTATTACAATTAAATATGAATATCAAGGAAACGAAGAAGCTTATAATCCAAGCTGGGCAGAGAGCAGTTGAAGAGCTAATTAATGTCGCAAGAGAAAAGATTATTACAAATACAGAAGACGACGTATCTGCTGATAGACTGAAAAATGCTGCGGCTACTAAAAAACTAGCAATATTTGACGCATTTGAAATACTTAACAGGATTCAGGAAGAAAATAACCTGCTTGAGGGCAAAACACCTAAAGAGGCAGAGAAAAAAACTTTTAAAGGATTCGCAGAAGGCAGATCTAAGTAATGTACGAGCAAAATTTAGTTAAGGTCGTAGAGCCTATAAAGAAAACAACAATCACACGGATGAACCGTGGTAAAAAATGGAAATATGGATATGATAAAGAACATGATATTATCGTTATATCAAAAACTGGTAAAATTGGGGAAATACTTGAAATACAAAATTTGCGTATTGGCTTGCCGTTGGAACCAGTGCAAGTGCACATGCACAAATCCTCTAGATGGCAAAAAATAGATTATCCAAAAGAACTAGTTAAACTTAAAAACATATTTGACTGGAGGGCATATCCTGAAGAGCAAAAAGAACAGTGGTATGATTATATAGACGAAGAGTTCAAACGTAGAGACGAAGGCTTTTGGTTTACAAATGATGGTAAACCTACGTATATAACAGGTAGTCATTATATGTATTTACAATGGAGTAAAATAGACGTAGGTGCTCCAGACTTTAGAGAAGCAAATAGACTGTTCTTTATATTTTGGGAGGCTTGTAAGGCTGATAACAGGTGCTACGGTATGTGTTATCTTAAAAACAGGCGTAGTGGTTTTTCTTTTATGTCGAGTGCAGAAACAGTTAATTTAGCAACAATATCAAGTGATAGTAGATATGGAATATTATCTAAAAGTGGTGCTGATGCTAAAAAAATGTTTACCGATAAAGTTGTACCAATATCTGTTAACTATCCGTTTTTCTTTAAACCTATACAAGACGGTATGGATAGACCTAAGTCTGAACTTGCTTATCGTGTGCCTGCTAGTAAGTTCACGCGTAAAAAGATTACTGCTAACGAAAAGCAGGAAGACTTGGTTGGACTTGATACTACTATTGACTGGAAAAATACTGGTGATAATAGTTACGATGGTGAGAAACTAAACTTATTAGTACACGATGAAAGTGGTAAGTGGGAAAGGCCTGATAATATACTAAACAACTGGAGAGTTACAAAAACTTGTTTAAGACTAGGTGCTAAAGTCGTAGGCAAATGTATGATGGGTAGCACTAGCAATGCTTTAGACAAAGGAGGTAATAATTTTAAAAAGCTGTATTATGATTCAGACGTTACTAAGCGCAACAGAAATGGACAGACAAAGTCTGGTTTATATTCTCTTTTTATCCCAATGGAGTGGAACTACGAAGGATTTATTGATGAATACGGAAACCCAGTCTTTAATAACCCAGATAATGATGTCTACGGACCAGATGGTGAACTAATAGATTACGGAATAATAGATCACTGGAATAATGAGGCAGAAGGATTAAAAAATGATCAAGACAGTTTAAATGAGTTTTATAGACAGTTTCCACGTACTGAAGAACACGCGTTTAGAGATGAGGCTAAAAATAGTATATTTAATCTAGTTAAAATATACGAGCAAATAGATTACAACGACGGAATAGGTAATCAAGCAAACGTAAACATTGGTAACTTTCAATGGGTTAACGGTGTTAAAGATACACAAGTAATATTTTATCCAGATCCAAAAGGTAGGTTTAATATAAGTTGGGTACCACCGAGTGACCTGCAAAACAGAGTGGTAGTTAAAAACGGTATTAAATATCCAGCTAACGAACACATGGGCGCCTTTGGTTGTGACTCTTACGATATATCAGGAACAGTAGATGGTAGAGGCTCTAATGGCGCCTTGCATGGATTAACTAAGTTTAGCATGGAAGACGCACCGCCTAATCATATGTTTTTAGAATATATAGCTAGACCACAAACAGCTGAAATGTTTTTTGAAGACGTATTAATGGCTTGTGTGTTTTATGGCATGCCAATATTAGCAGAGAACAACAAACCTAGATTATTATATCATTTTAGACGTAGAGGTTATAGAGGTTATTCAATGAACAGGCCGGATAAATTATGGAACAAATTATCAGTAACAGAAAAAGAAATAGGTGGTATACCTAACTCTAGTGAAGATATAAAACAGGCTCATGCGGCTGCAATTGAAATGTACATACAGCAACATGTCGGACATTTACAAGACGGTGTTTATGGTAACATATATTTTAATAGAACTTTAAATGATTGGGCCAAATTTGATATAACAAAAAGAACAAAGTTTGATGCTACTATTAGTAGTGGATTAGCAATTATGGCGTGTAACAGAAATTTATACAGACCTAATGCTAAAGTAGAAAAACCAAAATTAAATATAAGTATATCCAAGTACAATAATAAAGGTAATACTTCAAGAATAATAAAAAATTAATATGTATAAGCAGTTTCCAAGTCAAGTAGTTAGTGATGTAGAAAAAATAAGTTATGAGTACGGACTTAAAGTTGCTCAAGCCATAGAAAAAGAGTGGTTTGACAAAGACAATTATTCTAATAGATATATTCATAATAGAAATAATTTTCACAATTTAAGACTATACGCTCGTGGAGAACAATCAATACAGAAATATAAAGATGAATTGTCTATAAATGGCGACTTGTCGTATTTAAATTTAGACTGGAAACCAGTGCCAATAATACCTAAATTTGTTGATATAGTTGTAAACGGTATAGCTGAAAGACTTTATGACGTTAAGGCTTACTCACAAGATCCTTTTGGTGTAAGTAAAAGAACTAAGTATATGGACTCAATGATGGAGGACATGCGTACTAAAGAGTTAAAGAAGTTTATTAAAGACTCTTTTGGTATGGACTTATTTAATAACAAGCCTAATTTATTGCCTGATTCTCAAGAAGAGCTAGATCTTCACATGAAGTTAAATTACAAACAAGCGGTAGAGATAGCAGAAGAACAAGCTATAAACACGCTTTTAGAAGGTAATAGATATAATTTAATAAAGAAAAGGTTTTATTATGATTTAACTGTTTTAGGTATTGGCGCAGTAAAAACAATGTACAATACCTCTGAGGGTGTTACTGTTGAATATGTTGACCCTGCTAATTTAGTTTACTCTCACACAGAGTCCCCTTATTTTGAAGATATATATTACGTAGGCGAAGTAAAGACTGTGCCTGTAAACGAATTAATAAAAGAGTTTCCACATTTAACAGAAGAAGATTTAGAAGAGATAACCAGTTATCAAAATGCTAGCTCTGGAAAGTACGAGTACAAAAGG